TTTTTTCTTATTTTTTGATTTCGGATAAAATAAGAAGTCTTCGGACTTAAAAGTGTCGTGTGGTCACCTCTGACTCACCGACAAATTAAATACAAAATCAAAAGGAGGTTAAAAAATGGTATACACACAATCAGAAAGTCTTAGAGCAAGAGAGTTTGACAAATTTGTAGCTGTGCAAACAACTGGGAGTAATTCTGGTGTTGTAGTTAAGAATACAATACAACAGTATACTTTTACACCAGCAAACTTAACAAGTTCTGCAGGTCTATTAAGTATTTATTCAGATTATGCACTTAATGGCGTAATTAAACGAATATCTGTTGATACTGGTAATTGGGCTGCAACTGGAAGTTTGTTTATAAGACAAAGTGGAACAATGACTTCAAGTGGTTTGACTGTAATTGGTGATGCAAGTGCAACCTATTACTTTGTAGCAGCAGGATACTAATTTTTTATTTTATTTTTTCTTATTTTTTGATTTCGGATAAAATAAGAAGTCTTCGGACTTAAAATCAAATGTCGTGTGGTTTACCAGATTCACCGACAGTTTAAATACAAAATCAAAATGGTATTCCATAAAGGAAATCAAATTAACAAAGGAAGAAAACCGTGGAATAAAGGTTTAGATAGTAAGACCAATGCAAGTCTTAAAAGTATGTCTAAAAAGAATAAAGGAAATACTTTTGGAAGAGGAAATAAAGGAAAAGTACAATCAATTAGTTTAAGAAAAAAGAGAAGTAAAATAAATAAATTAGCATATATAAAAGACCCAACATTGTCTAAAAGATTAAGTAAATCAATGACTGGAAGTAAAAATCCTATGTGGAAAGGAGGTCTTGTTCACGAACCTTATTCTATTGATTGGACAAACACATTAAAACGTTCAATTAGAGAAAGAGACCATTATATTTGCCAAATTTGTAGTAATTATGGAAATACTGTTCACCACATTGATTATGATAAAAAGAATTGTAATCCTGATAATTTAATTACTGTATGTCATTCTTGTCATAATAAAACAAATCATAATAGAAATAAGTGGATAAAAATATTCAATACAATTAAACAAATTCAAACACAATTAAACAAGGAGGTAAAAAATGGTATTTACACAATCAGAAGGAAAAAGAGATAGAGAATATGCAAAATTCATAGCTGTGCAAACAGGTTCTATAAGTGCAATAGGAGTAGTATTACATGCTATACAGAGTGGAACCACAGCAGCAATTCCAGTTTTATGTGATGCAAATGGATTACTTTTAACATCTGGTGTTAATTAATCCATTAAAATAAAATGGCATTAACAAGCATTGGAAGCATAGCGGAATTCATAACGGAAAATATAAAAGTACCAACAGGTGTTTCTGGAAATATGATTGAGATAGTAGATATGGCCAGACAGCATGTTGCAAATTATACTGGTGAAACAATTGGTTCTCAATCTATTGGAGCAAAATTTCAACCAGCAATAGTGGATTTTTCTAAGGCAGATACAATAGATTTAATTCAAGCACAAGCAGGTGGAGAAAAAATTAAATTAGCAGAATTAAGTATAGACGAATCTGGAGAAGAAATGAGTGCTGAACAATATCGGCTTCTTGGAGAAATGAAATTAAAATCACTTGGCAGAAGAGTTTATATAAAAAGGAGTTTAAGTTAATGGGAACCGCAGATACATTATCAGCAGGATTTGATAATATAGTTAGTAAGGCAGGAAAACCTGTTAGAATTAGATATTTTTCTGAAGTAGCTGGAAGTGTTTGGGATGATGAAGTTACTCTTACAGAAGTTACTGGTTCAGAAGTGTGGACTTCTGGGGTAGTATTTCCATTAAGTAATAAATATGGTTCTGAAGATGTTATTTTAGTAGAACAAGGAAAACTAAACAACCAAGACCAAAGATTATATGTTAATGGGAGTTTGGATTTTACTGGAGTAGGAAGTAACTTTAAAGTTAAGATTGGAATGACAGGGTCTCCAACTCAAATAGATAATTATACAATAATACCTCAAGGGGGAATTCCTTATGAAGTAGGAGGAACCCAGATTTATAAAAAAACTTATATCAGAAGATTAACTAATGGTTCATTTATTGGGGAGAGTTAAGATGGTAGCAAAAATTAATGTTCAAGGATTTAAGGCCATGGCTTTTCTTCAATCAAGAAAGATTGGTATAGATACAGGAGTAAAAAACTCTATGGGGAAAGTTGGAAGACATATGCAAAATGAAGTAAAAGATAGTATTAGTGGTCATAGAGCAGAACCTACTTCTGTAGATACTGGAAAATTTATGGGAAGTGTAGATTTTCAAACAAAAAAGAAAGGAGTAATTATCTTTTCACCTGTTTCTTATGCCAGATTCCTTGAGTATGGAACAAGTAGAATAAGACCAAGAAGACACTTTAATAATTCACTTGATAGAAATAAACAGAAAATAAGACAGATTATAAAAGACAAAATAAATATATAGGTTAAGGCAAAATATAAAAAGAAAACAACCTATTTAATATGAGTCCAAGCGAGGACTAAAGGAAAATAAAATGACAAGCGAGTCAAAATGGTAGAAAGTGATACTTTCATAAGAGATGTATTGTTCTTTATAAAGGATGAATTATCAAATATTACTGACCCTTTAACTTTAACAGGTAGTAGAAATTCTCAATCTAAATTTGTTATGACTTCTTACCCACAACGATTAGTTCAATATCCACTTATTACAATAAAACTAACAAATCAAGAGGCTTCACCTGCAGGAATGCAAGTAACTTCAATGGATGTTATAATTAATATAGAAGTAAGGATATGGGGGAGAAACCAAAAAGAGAAAGACGAATTAGCAAATGATTGTTATAAACATCTTAGAGATATTCAATTTACAGCAACTACTGGAAGCATAGCAAAGAATTTACATGACTTTAGATTATTAAGTTCAAGTGAATTAGATGAGCCAGGGGAAGACCAACCAAAATCAAGAATATTAAACATACAATATAAATTTTTCAATGTATAATTAAATATGGAGTATAATATGGCACAAAAAGTTAAATATAATTTTTGGATAGGTTTGTTAAAAACTGCAAAGAATTCAGCATATCTTTTGATACCTTTTTTGTTAGCAATTTTAGCAGGAATACCTGCAGAATATGCTTGGATAACAGGACCAGTAGTTTACTTTTTCAAGAACTTATACGAAAATAAAATAAAGAAATAATTGTTTAATTGTAAAGTATATAAAGTATATAAAGTAAACAATTAATATAAATAAATTTAGGGAGTTAAAAATGGCAGATAAAGACGAATATAGAGAATTGGCTAAGCAATTAGCCAAGAAAGAGAAAAAAGCACAGCCTGATAAGCCTGTGCAGCAAATTGAAGATATTAAGAAGAAAGATAGAAAATATTCAAATAAATAAAACAGGAGGATAAATAATGGCAAGATACGGAGCAGACCAAAACAAAGTATTAGGACTTCATGAAAGTGGAGCTTATGCAAATGCAACAGTAAGTGGTATATGGTTCGGAGAAGTTACAGACCATTCAATTGACGATGCAGAGGGTTTAATAGAAAGTAGATATATGGGAACAGCAACTAGGTCTTTTGATGACTTTGACCAAGGACCAATAGATGTTACAGGAACATTAACTTTTCACCCAGTAGATATGAGATTGCCTTTTTGGGCAATTGGTTCAGTTACTGAAGTTTCAGGAGCAACTACATTACATGGTGTTGGTGAAGTAGCAAGTGATGTATGTCAAAATCCATTTGTGAGTGGACCAGGACAAGATATGACTGTACCTATGTGTTTTAGTATAGAAGACAGCAAACAAGCACCAGGAGATAGCAGAAATTTTATTAGAACAGTTGCAGGAGCATGTTTAGACACAGTAACAATTACAGCAAGACAAGGTGAAAAAGTTACAGTAGATGTAGATTATGTTGGACAAAGTTTAGCATATACACCATCTGGAACAACTACAACAATTGTAGATAGCGGAACAAAACCATATATGTGGAGCGATTGTGCATTAACTTTAGCAGGAAGCCCTATGGATACAGCAAAAGAGTTTAGTTTAGCAATTAAGAGTAATATGCAAGTAGACCACTATATTGGAAGCAGTGCATTAGGAAGATTTTATGGAAGATTGATTGCACCACCAGTAGCAGGAAACAAAGATTACACATTAAGTTTAACAATGGATTTACCAAGTGATGATGCATTCTGGATATATGACCAAATGTATAAAGGTGGAAGTTCATTTAATACAGAATGGGATATGGATGCAGATTCAGCAGTAACAGGAAGCAAACACACAAATTTGATTTTGAGTGGATGTAGAATTACTAGTATGGATAACCCATCTACAACAGAAGGATTAAACGAAACTACTTTAGAAGTAAGACCAAAGAATGTAACTGGTTCTGTGTGGGATACAATTAGTAACTATAATCCTTGGTGAGGTGTTTTGCCTAACAGGGATTATGGAATTTATCACTAAAATAAAGTTTGAAAAGATAGTCCTA